TTGATAAAACCAGCCAAGTCAACAGCAATGAAATAACGACCTTCACTAGGCTCTTCTTCATCTATATGTACCCACTCTTCTTTAAATAAATCTCGTGATGCAGCTTCAAACGAAGCCATAAACTCTTGTCTAAACGCAAAGCTAGACATAGACAACTTAGCTGCTTCAATCTCATCCTTCGGTAGGAGAGGATTATCATAAGAAGTGTAGTGGAACGACTTCCAGTCAGGATCCTTTTCTCCCTCACTGTACTTAAACAGTTCGTAGAAGTGGTTCCTACCTTTAGGAGTACCAATAAACAAAGCACCACCTCGAACGTCTGCTAGAGCTGGTCTTAAGATCTGTTCGAATACCTGAGGTTTCATGTCAGCGTACTCATCGATCACTACATATGCTAAACCTACACCCCGAAGAGTATCTGGTCTATCAGAGCCCTTGAGATAAATCTTACGACCATTAACAAGAGTTAACACCGAAGTGTTCTCGTGGGCAGATGCTGTGACATCTCTAGCTATCTCTTTAAGAAGAGACCAGAGAATATCCCTAGCTTGCTGATAAGTAGGTGCTACGTAGAACACATCCTTTTCAGTACTCTTTAGTGCCTCAATGATCAAGGTCCAAGCTGCTAGACGAGACTTACCAAAGCGTCGACCTGCTGCTACTACTTTGAACCTATGTGGATCGTTGAATATCTCTAACTGTTTTTCGTGTAACTTAACCTGTAGATTTGCCATAGATTAGAAGGAGAATCCACCTTGGATCATAAGGTCATAACCTTTTGGAGTTAGTCTACCAGAAGCATCTACAAATCCATTGTCAGATAGTTGTTTGTGAAATTGACCATAGACTTCAGGAGTCTTAGAGTAACCATCATACTTAACGCCAGCATTCATAGAGTTACTTCTATCTACCATAGGAATCTGGAAGGAAGTATCTAGAGACTTATCAGTAGCATTCACTTGGAATCCATCTCCTTGGTAACTACCATATACATTTGTAGGACTACCTATTTGTTTAGAAGCTCCTACTGTTCCGATAGGAGTGTCATATGAAACATCTCCTTGTAGAACTCTATTAGTAAGATCTCCGAGAACAGAGAGTGACATATTGCCTAGTCTTTTAGAAAGAGACATAGGTCCAGAGGGAACTAGACCATACTGAGTGAATCCGTTACTCTCATCCATTCTCTATCTCTTCCTCTTCTACGTATTCTGCTTCAATCGGTTCGTCTTCGTTTTCTTTTATACCTACTTCACCTACGCCCATGATCTGAATAGTAATCCCCTTGTTACCCTTATTCTCTTTCTCAAAATAAGATGTAGGGATCATACGATCTATAAGCAGTTTGAGACAAGCCATCTGATCAGAGTCGTTGTCATCTAAAGCTTTGTCCATTACTTTCTTTACTACAAGAGTACTCTTACCTGTAAGCATAGCAGCAAGGATCTCTTGCGACTTAGCCTTAGTCTTCTCTGGTAGAATAGCAGGTGGAGTGTAGTCCCTTTTAGGGGGAGCAACCTTAACGGTTAACCCAAGAGCAGCTCTAATCTTGTTAGTCTCCTCTCTACTTCTCCTACCCTTTCTACGAGGCTTAGGTGCAGCCTTTACCGTATCAATTGTTTCAGTCATATACTAAAATGGAATCTCAGAGTCACTAAATCTAACACCATCATAACCTTCAGAAGTCTTTTTCCTAGTAGCAGCTCGTTTGACCATGCGATTATCCATAGCAGAGTCTCCTTTACTTTTAGGTTTAGGAACCTCCCAAGATTTCCCATAGTTATATTCTGCTATATTATCCCTAACATCTTCACGATCTTGTTGTTTCTTATCAGCTTTATTTAAAGCCTTACTACTAGTTTTCTTAACTGCTTCTTTACTAGCTGTCTTAGCTACTTTTTTTGCAGCAAGCCCTACAGCCGCTCGAGCTAATGCTCCTACTAATGGTGCTACCATAATCTATGTCTCCCTTATTATTTAGTCTTTATCAAATGAGATACCACTATAGCCAGAAGGATTACGTTTAGTGTAGCTTCGAGCTGCTCGATTATTCTTCATTGTTTGTAGTTTATCTGCAATGTCGCTAGGTACTTCTTCTTTAACAACTGCCTTTACTTTAGCTACAGGCTTTGCTGTCTTAGGTTTAGCAACAATAGATTCTTTAGCCCTAAGTTTGTAATTCTCAGCTGCTCGGTTATTCTTCATAGTCTGAAGTTTGTCTGCAATTTCACTTGGTGTAGCCATCTATTTAAAACTCCCTCTATTAATTATTACCAGGTTTAGAACGTTTACGTTTTACTTCTTTATCTGCATTCTCTTTAGCCGAGATAACTCGTACGTTAGACTTCTTAGTAGAACCTCCAGAGTCTAGAGGTTTCTTGTGATCAGCTTGACGAGAGTCTCCTACTTTAAGTCCAGCTTCTTTACGAGCTTTGTTACGAGCAGCTCGGTCTTTAACACGCTTCTTACTTTGTTCGTGTTCCCACTCTAACTCTTTTTTATAATCTCGTTTGCCGTTCGTCATGTAAGGCATGCGGTATACTCCAATAGAAAATCTAACTAACTATGTAATCATTATAACATAGAAGAAACTAAAAGTCAAGTAAATTCTAAAGAAGAAAGTATTTATTTATTTTCTAGAGAAGGGATATTGACTTTAGATTAGAAATATGATATAATATTCTTATATTGATCAATTAGAGAAACACTACTTCTAAAAACTCCTGTTTTAAAATAGAAAGAGATTTCTACTAAGTAGTAATGTCGCAGATCGATATAGTCTATATTACCTCCGTACTTCCCTCCTCTCTTGTCCAAAGGTACCACATTATGCGGGTACGTTCTATTTTACCCTTTGTTGTGTGTGTTGTGATACATCATTAAAATCCACATCAGTTATATAGGCACCCCCCCCTATACTTGTTACCTCAGCACTACCTAGTAGCGTTAGATGCGTGTGTTATGTTGTTAATGTTGAACGTGTCCGTTAGTTAAGATAGATATGTGTAGTGTGGTGCCTCTATAGATACTTAGTATGTCCCTTAATCTCTAGTTAAGTTGTTGTTGTTTAAAGTAATTTTACTGAGAGATAACTCGTTAGAGAGAACCGAAGTCCTCTAACCAACTCGTAGTGCTTACGCTGTTGTGCCGAGTGCGTTCTACGACCTTCAGCTAACTTCTGCTTGCGCATCGAAGTTTGTTACTTCATCACGACCATCGCATTAGCTTTATCTTGAAACAGAGTCGATTTGTAACGAAGCATGTAGCTAATCGCATCACCGAGCAACAGCACTGCTAGGAAGTTTAAGTAACCACCGTTATCCTTTGCCATTACCTTGTTGTAAGCGCATTCATTGAAATCAAATTGCTGTGTTGCCGGTAGTACTACCTTTGTTAAAGAGGCGTTGCCCCAAACCGTCGATAGAAACACAAAGCCGAGTCAACATCAAGTGCTCTAGCCTAAGCATCTGCAAGAGACCTAGAACAATGTCGAAAAAGCACGCCATTGTTCTACGTCTCAGCAGCCTGCTAAGGCTAGATCACATGACATCGCCTCGTCTTTGTGTTTCTAACGACTGTGGCAACCGCCACTTTAACAAAGGAGAACTACCATGGCAACACAGCAATTTGATTTCAATGAATACAACAAGGTAATGGCAAACGCTAACAGCGGACTTAAACTATACCTAGCAGAGCAGTTGCTCGGTGATGCGTTAGCTACTATGCTTCGTTACAAATCGCCTCTGTTTCAAGAGCTAATGGATGCTCGTGATGAAGTAACAAACATTCGTGCGCAAGCAAAGAAGTTAGCTGAAGCTCGTGAACGCACTAACGGCACAACAGCGTAAGCACTACGAGTTGGAGAGGACTACGGTTCTCTCTAACGAGTTATCTTTTAATTTTAGAGAGAGTAAGGGACGGTCATATATGGGGTTGATTTCTTATGAGGTTTTGTTTATTAGTAGAATTAATAAATTCCATAGAGAAGTAGAGTTTTATATAGAAGCTCAATCTATGGGCGAAGCTATTAAGTTAGCTAATCAGAAGTTATCTAAGACATATGGGGATTGTTCCTCTTTCTCTATGAATTATATTAAGGAGATTTAATCACATGAGAGTTATAAATAAATATACCAACGAGATTCAGCCAGTAGTTGAGCTGTCTGATTATCTCTGGCAAGAAGGTTGGAGAATGTTAGATAGTGAGCCTGTCAACATAGGCTTAGATGATGTCTATAAAGAAGTAGATATCTTTAGAAATAGAATATCAAAAGAGCAATGGGGTTATTAAAATGGAAAACTACATCTTATTGTCTGTATTTATTATGTGCCTTTGTGGTGTGTTTGCAATCGCTGATCTTTGTGTTAATCTTATAGCTAATAGAAGGAGAACTAAAGCTAATAAGTTCTTCGACTACAAACTATAGACGGTCATAAATGGGGCGAATATTATGAAATTACTATTAGGTTTAGTAAGTGTGTTAATTATTCTTATATCTGTTGACTTATCATCAAATGTGTGCTATGTAGTCCTTACGGATAGGAATGGGGAACACAGTATTTTAACAGGAGAAAGGGATTATTATGAATCTCTCTAGCTATTCGACAGATACTCTTAATGAGATATACTGTCATGCGTATTTTAAGAAGTTCAAAAGACTTCCTAAAAGTAGTAGTAGTATAGACCGTAAGACCTTGATACAGTTAGTATCGAGTTTATCAACAACTAAGGAGCAAGTAAATGAGACCGTTTACCCAAAGTCAATTTAGGAACTATAATTATGAAATCCCTAATCTACATCCAGACTTTAAGATGGAGATTGTAGAGGGCTACAATAGTTATGGAACAGAAGTAACACTTAAGAAGTATTATATCAAAGGTAGTGCTATGGCTCTTACAAGAGATATGGCAATTATCAATGAAGAATGGTATCATCTAATATCAATTAGTCATACTGGTTGGTATCGTGATTACAATTCAACTGTAGCAGCAGCTGCTGGCTTAGTTAAGATTCGTAACAGTTGGGATGGTGAGCATGCTGTAATAGATGCTATGTATTACAAATCCAATCCAGTTAAACTAACATCAAAAACTGGGGCACTTCGTAAGGGTATTTACAAAGCAATATCTAAACGTCTAAACTCAGAGAGATGGTGTAAGAGTGGATACACTCATGAGTTACTTAACATAGCTATATCTGCTCAACCTGATGCAATTGTT